GTCGGAGCAACAGGACGCAGGAGGTAGGCGGGTGGTCCCAGCCCTCGGTCAGCACCGCGACATTGGCGATGACCTGGATTTCTCCACGGTCATAGGCAGCCAGCGTCGCCTTGCGCGCGGCATCGCCCATGTCGCCATGGACCAGCGCCGCCGAGACGCCCTCGGCCCTGAAGGCATCCGCCACGTTGCGGGCATGGTCGACAGTGGAGCAGAAGACGACCGTCTGGCGGTTTCCGCCCTTCTCCTTCCAGTTCTCGATTACGGCGTCGGTGACAGGCGCCTTGTTCATGATGGCGTCGACCTCGCCCATGTCGAAGTCGGCCGCGACACGGCGCACCTTGCGGAGCGCCTCCTGCACGCCGACATCGATCACGAAGGTGCGCGGCTTCACCAGATGCCCCGAGGCGATGAGCTCGGCGATGCGGATCTGGTCCGCGACATTGTCGAAGACATCCCGCAGGCCTTTCCTGTCGCCGCGGTTCGGCGTCGCGGTGACGCCGAAGATCTTCGCTGACGGATTGAGTTGCAGCGTGCGGTCGATGATGTTGCGATAAGTCACGGCAATTGCATGGTGGGCCTCGTCGATGATGAGGAGGTCCAGAGCCGGCATGGCGTCGAGGTTGGCCTGCCGCGACAGGGTCGGGACCATGGCGAAGGTCGCCTGGCCGTCCCATGACTTCTCGTTGGCATCGACCACGGAGATCGTGACGCCGGGATTGACGCGGGCGAACTTCGCCCGGTTCTGGTCGGTCAGCTCATCGCGATGGGCGATGACGCAGGCCTTGGCATCCGGCTCCTTCAAGAGCTCTCCGGCCACGGCCGACAGCATGACGGTCTTGCCGGCTGCGGTTGGAGCGATGCCCAGCGTATTGTTGCGGGTGCCGAGCGCAGACAGGCTGCGCTCGACGAAGAGTTTCTGGCGGGGACGGAGAATCATAGCTGTTGTCTCACTTCGCCCAGTTGGGGCGCACGCCAGTGGACGGCGCAGGCTCGGCCTGCTGCGGCGCGTAAGTCGGCGGCTGGGCCTGCGGTGCAGCGTAGACGTGCTGCTGCGGCGGCGGGGCATAGGCGGCCTGCTGGGGCGGTGCTGAATAGGCAGGCAGGGGCGCGGCATAGGCCATGGGCACGGCCACGCCGCCCATCACGGACGCGTAGTCCTTGTGGTCACGCGTCACCGGCTGACGGATTTCGTTCTTGTCCTCGCCGTTGCTGTCCTTGCCGACGTCGATACGGGCCACGAACTCGATGCCATCGAGATCGCCGAGGCCGGAGATCCGGCGGGCGTTCTGCGCCTCCGGCGAGTTGTCCTTGTCGGACAGCCCGCGCGCCGAGTTGAGCACGCCGCGCACGAAGCCGCGGCCCATGTTGCCCCAGCCCGGGCCGTTGGGGCTGTAAAGGCCGATCATCGACCAGACCTTGCGCTTGGCGTAGGGGCCTTCAAGCACCGTGTATTCGACATCGAGATAGACGGAGCCCGTCGAACCGCGGCGAGCATAGCCGCCGGTCCAGCCCTGCGACGGATCGTCAAAGCCACCCGGACGGATGGTCAGGCGCACCTTGGCGATGGTGCCCTTTGGAATGAGGTTGGAGTTCTGCTTGGCGTCGTTGAAGTCGTTCCATGCACCGGTCATGGGTGTTCTCCTGGATCAGATGTTGGACTTGGGGTGAGAAACGGCAGCACCCGGAGCAAGAGGCGCCGGACGGCTGAAGACGAGGCGTTCAAGAGGAGAGCGGCCGGGCTCGCCGATCTTTGCGATGAGCCGGCCGAGGTGGGCCTCCTCGATGACATCGAGGCGGCCGCTGCGATCTTTCGCAGGAAGGTTCAGGGCGTTCAGCGTCTGGCAGACAAAGACGCGGTGGAGGACCGTCTGGTCTCCCTTTGTCTCCGCAACCTCCGTCATCGTCAGCACTTCATCGACGATGCCGGGGAGCTCGAGACCGGTCTTCGCGCCGTCGATCTGCGGCACATAGATCTTGCGGTTGAAGTCATCGAGCTTCTCGTCGAGGATGCCGACGAAGAACACGTTCTTCACGCGTGTGTGCTGGATGTGCGTGATCCAACCCAGCATCTCGCGGCCGTGCAGGCCGTAGGCGCCGCGGACATCGGGCTTCCCCGTCTTCTCGGAGAAAGCTTCCGGCTGTTCTTTGGCCCACTGGAAGCAGAGGCGGCCGGCGACAGTGATCGAGTCGATGAACACCGTCTCGTACTTGTCGACCGCCCGGGGGTCGCCGAACTTTGCGCAGGCGTCGTTGAAGTGGCGCTGGCTATAGGGGCGGCCATCCGGGATGGCGGGGTTGGGCCCGCCGATGAACACAGCGAAGTCGCGGCATTCGTCCCAGGTGCGCGGGCGGATCGTGTCGCCGCTCCAGCCCTCGATGGCGAGGTCGCCTGCCTCAAGGTCGAAGAACAGCGTGGTGTCCGGCGGCAGCGTCCAGAGCAGTGAGGTCTTGCCAATCCCACTTTTCCCGAAGATGACAGCCTTGATGCCGCGGCGCTCGGAAAGACGCTGGTCGGCAAGGATGATGGGGAGCATGCCGCTCATGCCAGCACCTCACCGATGAGCGAGGCGTCAGCTCCATCGCCGGTCACGGCCGCGTAGAGCGCGTCCAGGCGATTTGCCTCGGCAAGGCATTCCAATCCCTTGCGCCGCATGAAGCGGCGCGCATCGTCGAGAAGATCGGGTTCGGCAATGAGATCCGGGACCGCAACATATTCCTCGGCGCTCTCGACGAAGTAGGACTTCGAGCGCAGATCACTGACGAGCGGCGCAAAGGCGTCGCAGCGGTCGGCAAAATCCGCCTGGCGCTCCAGGTCACGCCGGTTGCGCAGGATCCGCTTCACCTCGGAGATGATCCCGGTGCGCAGCATCCGCATCGCCCCTTCCGCGCGGGCCTGCGAACAGGTCAGCGGGAAAGCGGCCTCCATGATGTGATCGGCGATCTTCGGGGCATTGTTGCCAAGCTGAGACGCGACGTCCCAGACGCGCTCGGCGAATGCCGCTGATTGACTATCAAGCATCGAACCACTCCTTGATTTTGATGAAACATTCCGCCCCTTGGGCGATGGCCTTGACGTCGAGGTGGTGAAACGGGCCCGCCCTGGCCTCGCGCATGCCTTCGTGAGCAAGCGCGAGGTTCTCGTCCGTGGCCCATTCGGCGAAGGCGCGGAACGTGCCGGTGACGTGCTGCCAGGCTGCCTGTTGCGACGTGGGCGGGACATGGAGCGGGTTCCGGCGGCTCGGCTTGCGCTGGGGACGCAGTCCCCGCATGGCTGCGTCGACGACCATCTTGCGCAGCGCCGCCCGAGTCGGTTCCTCGCCCCGCTCGAGCTTGTCGTCGAGGGTGCGGCGTACGATGCCGGGATCAGCCTGCTCGGCGTCGCGAATGAGGCGCGCCTCGTGGATCTCCTTGTGTGTGAGACCCAGGTCGGCAATTGTCGCAACCTTCTTCTCGTCCGGAAGAAGGTCTGTGCGCTGCCCTTGGGCCGAAGCAGTTCCGTTGATGCGGGCTTCGTCATATTCATCTGCCAGACGCCGCTTCGCCTGTGATTCAATTGCAAGGGCATCCGCCTGCGCGCGATGCGCAGCGGAGATCAGCTCATCGTGGGCGCTCTTTGCCTTCGCCAGCCGGGCGGCGCGCTTCGCGGTGTCGTAAGCGAACGATGCAACATCCTTGGCCTCGAGCACTTCGGCGGCGGTTCGTGCGCTTGTAAGTGCTGCCGCCGCATGATCGACAAGCTGCGGCAGGCTGGAGCTGGACTGATCGATGAACGTAGGGACGCTCATGCGTCACCTGCGATCAGCTGGAAAGTCTCCTTGCCCGTGCGGACGGTACGCGCCGGTTCGAACACCCTCCGAATGTGCGGCGGCCAGGCCGCATATCTGCGCTCGGAGACCTTGAAGGTGATTTCCACGTAATGACGGGGGTCTTCGCCTTCAGCGGTCAGGAGTTCCACAACTCCGCTGAGGGCATCCTGATCCCATTCGATGCGTTTCGGCAGGTCGGCAACGACCGTGATGCCGTTGTCATCGAAGCGGACTGTTCCCGTGTCCTTGAGGTCGGCAGCGCGCGCCTGATGGGCTCTGGCGGAATAACGCACGGATAGCGCGCCATCGAGCCATGCAGCCGTGAGTTTCGCCTTGCGCAGCGTCTCGTCCACCTCGCGCTGGAGCCGCAACAATTCACAGGCCGGCAGGGCGGCAAGCTCGCCAACAGGCATCTGGACCAGGCGGTCCGTGCTGAGTGCCGCGGGTTCGCTGGAGAACACCGCAACGAGGGGCGTGCCGTCCGCGTGGTTCCCGGCGTCCTCGATCTGGCAATTGGGATGCTGCTCAAGGACTTCGGTCAGGTCCCAGCGGCGATAGAGCCCCGGAAGGCGCCGCAAGTCGCCGGAAGGTGTGTCAGGAGAGGAATTCATGGTCGGCAGGCTTTCCGTTTGAGTGGGACGCAACAGGGCGTCTGAATGGGAAAAGCCGGGTGCCCTCGCCGAATGGGACAGGGGCTCATTCATTTTCTTCGTGAGCCTTGCGAATCTTCAGGACAGCGCGCTGATAGCGCTTGCGGGCAGCCGCTTCGGAGATGCCGAGTTCGACGGCAACTTCGGCTTGCGTGAAGCCTTCGACTGCAACACGGATGACCAGTGTGGCGTCGCCGCCGACGAGCTTGTCGATATCCGACCGCAGAAGGGTCGCGCCCAGATGCCCGCGCGCAGTGTCACGCTCGTCAGGCACCTCTTCCGGGACGACGTCGGATGTGACGCGCCGGCGCTGGGCTTCGCGGCCCGTGTCGCGGAGCATGTCGCGCTCGATATTTTGCAGCACCGTGGCCGCGATCCAGTTCACCCGGCCGAGGTCGAGGCCGCGGAGAACCTCCGTCGCGCGGGCAAGGATTTCGGAGGTGATGTCGTCGTCAGCGCCAAGACACCGCCGGAGTGAGCGCCGCCGGACCGCGTCAAGCCCGGGCCAGAGCGCCAGCAGCAGCAAGGTGAGCGCTGTATCGGCTTCAGGATCGGCGCCGTGAGCGGCCCTCACCAGTACCTTCAGGCAGTCATTCTTGCCGTTGGGGTTGGCGCTTTGACGGTGCAGCGCATCGAGCAGCGCCGCGGGCTCACCAAGAGCAGCGAGGGCCGGGCCCCTCTGGCGGATAAGGTCGAAGTGGCGCTGGAAGGTGAGAGTGCGAGAGGAACGGAGAAGATTGTCATGGATCGCGTACCACGCGAGAGACATCGGACGCCTGCCTTGCGGCCAGGCGTCCGGCGCCTTCTATTGGCCAGGTCAGGACGTCGTGCGTCTCTGCGTTTTGGATTTTGGATTTGGTTTGAGTTGCGCCTCAGCGCACCGGGGCTTCCGCCTTGTTCAGCGTGCTGCAGCCGCGACAGGTCGCTACGACCGGGAAGCCCACGAAATATTCATGGCCGCGGGCGAAGCGCAGATGCATCTGGCCGTCACGGCAGACGCCGAGCAGCTTGTCGCATTGCGTGCAGCGCCACTCGCCGCCGGAAGATAGGGGCTTTGGATTCGGACCACCGCTCCAGCTCGTGTTGGCTGTGCGGCGGGAGGGGAAGGGAGTCGGCATCAAAGTGCTCCTCTGTTATGGAGCACCTCCAGTAAGCCTGGATTCGTTAGACCGTCCCGCGCCGCATGTTAGACGCTTGTTAGACGGGCTAGACCTCTGAATTCTTTAGACAACAAGGCGCCAATAGCCACGCTTCGCTCCCTTTCCGATATAGACGCCGTAGATACTGTCCCAGGTCTGCGAGCGGAACGCTTGCTGTGGGCTGCGGGCCGTGAACCCTTCCATGACATCCTTCACATGCATGTCCTGGCTGCCAGAATTATGAGCGTTCACCAGGCGCTCAAAGATTGTTACCTGGTCATTGCCAGTGAGCGACACGGGGTCCTTGCCCGGAATATGCAGCGTTGCCAGTTGAGTATCAGAGCGAATGACCCGCGGCACGGAACCGCCACGCGCAAGCGGTGAATTGCTGCGATACGCAAGTTCTATCCCATCCCGCGATACTATTGGCTCCATGCCGGCGGGTGACAGATTCGACAGAATCGGTACAACGACATTCGGACCGAGGCAGATCGGTGCCGCCGCGCTGGAGGACAGTACAACGCCCGGCCCTATCCTGTGGCGTGAGCGAAGAGCGATATCCAGATTTCCGATGACCGTCACGTCATCAAGGCGGCGCGCGAGATAGACGGGCGCGTCAGTGCCGTCGATAGCAATGGTGCCCGCCAGAGTAAGGTCAGGATCGATGACCTGCGCAGCACTTTTCGTCAAAAGCGGCTTGATGGTGCCCAGCAGGGTCTCATGCAGGTACCGGCGGTTGATTTCGAAAAGCTCCACGTCGGCGGAAGGGATCCTGCCCGCATCCTCCCCGAATGAACCGACGGCGCGGACCATTCCTTCCGTTGTCGATGGTCTTATATCAGCCTCCCAGTCGAAACCGTCACTTTCGAGCAAGACGATGTCCTGCCGGCCGCAGCGGCCAAGCAGACCACCCCTGATCAAACGGTCGGGATCAAGGCCAAGCTCACGGAGATAGGCTCCGCTCAACGTGTCATTCGGCCTGTCATGGAGCCTCACCAGGCTCGGGAACATCGCACGAATGTCGTTGGTGTCGATTTGCTCGAAGGCACTGAGAATTCCCCACTCCTTGAGAAGTGCAAACCCGAGATTTCGCTCTTCCGGATCCCTGTTGCTCTGCAGGTTGCAACTCTTCGATCCGGATATGGTGATGTTGAGCGTACGCTCCTTGTCATCCCCGCCACGATTGTAGGCGACGGCGATGCTGATGCGGCTGAAGCCATCCGCCCGCCGGAAGACGTTGTTCGGTTTGAGGAAGGTTTCGGCAACCTCCTCGATGTCATCGTCAACCGCCACCTTGAGAAGCAGCTTCCGCTTCCAGCTCCCAAGACGGATCTCGGCTTCGAGCACCCGGGCGAACTTGATTTCGTAGCCAGTAATGCGCGGGGTCTCGAGGCGCAACGACGAGCGGAACCGCGAAAGATTGTAGTGCTTCCAGGTCAGCGGCTTCTCGGAAACATTATGACCGAGCGCGACATCGGCAAACGACCCCGCAACGTCCTGCCGCACCGCCGGGCTATCGGCGCAGACCTCGATTTGCCTGAGAGCTGGCGTGTAGATGAGAGTCGCCTCGTTGGGCGGGCGGAAGTAGATGGTTCCTCTCCGCCCATCATCGCGATGATCGTAGACACTTGAAAGCGGTCCGCCGTGACGCACGATCAGCATGATCGAAGCGGGATGAGCAGCAGTCGGTGGCAAGTCAAGCGCCTTCACGGTGCAGTTCTTCTTGAGCTGCAGAACCTTCGTGATCCTCGCGGCCAGCGCAGTTTCATCGACCGACGCGGCATGGAGAATCGTCGCCTTCTCCAGCTCGACCTCGAAGGCGTCATACATCTTTCCATAGTCGCGGAACTGCCGCGCGAAATAGAAACTCTCGGCGTCCTCGAAGGTCTGGCGTGCGTTGAGAAAAACCCAGATGCTGCGACACAGGTGATCGGGCTGCCTGTCGAGCTCCTCCGACTGAGATGGGCTGAACTGCTTCCCGACAATCGTGGCGAGTGAGGTGACGCCTTTTCCCTCCGCCAGTGACCGTATCCTGCGGCAGCGCTGCTCGGCCGGCTGCAGTTCATCGGATGCGAAATCGGACAGGAGTTCCGTGATCTTCGCCCGCAGCGCGTCGGCATCTTCACTGCTCGCTGGCGCAAGTGGAACCTCTGGCAGCCCGAAATCTGGTTCGTTCTCGCCCTCCCTTACGGCAAGGACTGCGCGGGCCAGGTCAATTCGGGCGCCTTCAAGCACTGCAAGGGCGTGGGGACCAACGGGGAGCGACTTGCGCGGCACGAACCCACCTCACTCGTTTGGAGACATCAACCTGAGATTTTCGGGAAGTTGCGGCCCCGCCGCAAGGAAAATGTTCGCTAATTGTTCTGTTTTCCACATGCCTGCGGCTGGCATGTCCCGATCCCGGCTCCCGGATGGCTTTTTGTCGGTGTGAACACAATCCGCAGTGGTCAACCGCAGATGAAATGCCTGAACCCCCTCAATGCCGGCCGCATGTCCCCCGCCGAACGCCTCGCTGAGTTGGGCCGCATGCTTGCTGCTGGTCTGATCCGCATGAAGGCCAGGCAGTCCAGTCCTTTATCTGCTGACCGAGCAGAGACTTTCGTCGACTTATCCGGCCCGAAGAGCGGTCATGCAACCCGCAACTCAGGAGGCATGACACGATGAGCGATCAAGTCCTGGCGCGGCTCGCCGCGCTGAAAACCACCCCGACGCCAAAACTCAAGGAGCAGTGGCGGCAACTGTTCGAGAGCGAGCCCCCTGCATTCAACCGCCGCTACCTGGAAAGCAGGCTGGCCTACCGCATCCAGGAACTGGCGTACGGCGGCCTGAAGCCGGAGACCGTGCGGCGGCTGGAAAATCTCGGCGAGGAACTGGACGGGGGCAGCAAGGCGAAGCGGCAGACGCGCGCTGACACGCGGCCCATCGCAGGGACGCGCCTGATCCGCGAGTATCAGGGCGTCGAGCACTGCGTCACGGTGCGGGACGATGACTTCGAATATCAGGGGCGGCCATACAAGTCGCTCTCTGCCATTGCGCGGGCCATCACCGGGACGCAATGGAGCGGACCCGTCTTTTTCGGCCTCAAGAGCAGCAGGAACCTCGGATGAAAAAACCCGCCACACGCAAGTTTCGCTGTGCCGTGTACACGCGCAAATCCTCTGAGGAAGGTTTGGAACAGGAGTTCAACAGCCTCGACGCCCAGCGCGAGGCCTGCGAGGCCTATATCGCGAGCCAACGCTCAGAAGGCTGGGTGGTGGTGCGCGACCAATACTATGATGGTGGCATCTCCGGCGGCACGCTGGACCGCCCTGCCCTGCAGCGGCTCCTGTCCGACATTGAGGACGGCCTGATCGATGTGGTTGTCGTCTACAAGATCGATCGCCTGTCACGATCACTGATGGATTTCTCCAAGCTGGTCGAAGTTTTCGACCGCAACAACGTGACCTTCGTGAGCGTCACCCAGAGCTTCAACACCACCTCCTCGATGGGGCGGCTGACCCTCAATATCCTCCTGTCATTCGCCCAGTTCGAGCGCGAGGTGACGGCGGAGCGCATCCGGGACAAGGTCAAGGCCAGCCGGATGAAGGGCATCTTCATGGGCGGCACCCCGCCCTATGGCTACAAGCCCAAGGACCGGAAGTTGGTAATAGATGAGGACGAAGCCCGGAACGTTCGGTGGATCTTTACCCGATTCCTCGAAATCGGCTCGGCCACGGAACTGGCACGCGAGGTGGCGAGGCGCGGCATACGCACGCCGCGCGGCAATGCAATGAGCAAGAACTTCCTGTACCGCATGCTGAACAACCGCGCCTACATCGGCGAGGCGGTACACAAGGGCACTGGCTATGCGGGCGAGCATGAGCGCCTGATCGACCAGAAGACATGGGACAACGTCCAGTCCATCCTCCAGCAAAGCCCCCGCCTCCGCGCTGCCAATACGCGAAGCGAGACGCCCGCGCTGCTGAAGGGTCTTCTCTACGGTCCCGACGGCGCAGCATTCTCGCCCACCCACACGCGCAAGGGCGACCGCCTGTACCGCTACTATGTCAGCCAGACGGTGCTGAAGCATGGCGCTGGCCAATGCTCGGTGGAGCGTGTGCCAGCGGCGGAGATCGAAGCTGCCGTCATCGGCCAGATCCGCGGCATGCTGCGTGCGCCAGAGGTGGTGATGTCCACATGGCGCGCCGCGCAGCCGGAATGTCAGGGATTGGCGGAAGACGAGGTGCGTAAGGCGCTGGCGGCGCTTGATCCTCTCTGGGCGGAACTCTTCCCCGCCGAGCAGGCGCGCATCGTCCAGTTGCTGATCGAGCGCGTGGAGATCGGCACCGACGGACTGAAGCTGCGGTTCAGGGACAAGGGGCTGGCGCAGATGGTGGCAGAGGTCGGCATCATGACTGGCAAGAGCCGGAGAGTAGCGGCATGAATGATCAGACCGTGACCGTCACGGTGCCGTTCGCCATCCGCAAGCGCGGCGGCCGGAAGCTCGTCATCACACCGGACGGAGTGGCAGCGGTGCCGGCTCCGCGAGCACGGGTCGACAACGCCCTCCTCAAGGCCCTCGCGCGCGGCTTCCGTTGGAAGAAGATGCTGCAGGACGGTGACTACCAGACGCTTGAAGAGATCGCTGACGCCGAGAACATCAACCCGTCCTATGTCTGCCGGCTATTGCGGATGACGCTCCTCGCACCAGAGATCGTCGAAGCGATATTGGCAGGCCGACAGCCGGATGGACTGACGATGGCGAGGGCGATGCAGCCGTTTCCGATGGATTGGCGGTGTCAATCATTTCTATAGTTTTCGC